GTACGAAAGTATTACTTGCCTATTGCCCGATTATTGTCGCTATTTCCCTTGGTTTCTGAGTGTGCTGTTGGAGTCAATGCTCAAGGTCCGGAGTGGGACCAATTGGCTCGCCACATGAGGAAGTTTGGTAATGATCGTATCTTGGCTGGCGATTATAGCAAATATGATTTGCGTATGCCAGCTGGTATGATTATGGCTGCCTTCAAGTGTTTGTTGGATATAGCACAAACATGTGGAAGTTATAGTGATGATGATCTTATTATTATGAAAGGAATTGCAACGGAGATTGCGTATTCTTGTGTAGCATATAATGGAGATATCATTATTCACCGGGGTTCCAACCCTTCAGGACAGAATTTGACAGTGTATATTAATTGTATTGTTAATTCTCTCCTGTTGCGCAGTGCATATTATAAAATGTATCCTGCACATTTGGGAAATCCCGAACCATTTCGCGTTAATGTAGCCGTGATGACTTACGGTGATGACGTGAAAGGTTCTGTTAGAAAGGGCCACGACTGGTTTAATCATATCTCCTATGCAAAATTCTTGGAGGAGCGTGATATGGTTTTTACCATGCCTGATAAGGAATCTGAACCCACTCCCTATATGAAGGATGAGGAGGCGGATTTTCTTAAGAGGCACAATTTGTATAATGCAGAGACAAAGTTGATTCATGGAGTCCTCGATGAGGCTTCTATTTTTAAATCTTTGCATACAGTCCTTCGCTCTAAAGCTGTTTCGCTTGAGGATCAAAGCGCCATGAATATCGATGGTGCTTTGCGTGAGTGGTGGCAGTATGGTCGAGAGATGTACGAAATGCGTCGTGCACAAATGACGGAAGTAGCTCAACGCGCTGGTGTCTCACACATGTGTACGGAACTTGGAGTTTCGTATGACATGAGGATGGATTTGTTCCGTGAGAAATACCTCGAAGGAGAGTATGAAAAACAATGTGGCATTGAAGTGCCCCGCCATGAGTATGGGCATTGTGTAAATTCTCACATTGCCATTATGTGGCCGAAATTTTCGTGGGAATTTTACCAAGCGATCATTTTACCATTGATTTTCTTTCCGCTAACCTGGTTTAAGATTGCTACCGACAAGTGGACCATTAAATTCACGCGTTTTGATACGCGCTGGATGTATGTGTTCGTTGTTTGTGGTGCGATCCCAGATTTGTTTCCTTTCTTTGTGGGAACTATTAAGCTGTATTTGCTTATGATGCTCCCAAAGATTGCATGTTATGCAGCGGATGTTTTGGAACCTCTTTTACTTCGTGTTATTTACTACTTTTTATAAGTTGGCACCGTCTTGGGATGACATAAAACTCAGCCAGACTCCGGAATTATCCGTAGTATAAGTTTAAAATAGTCTTTATGTATTGGATTACCGTATCTATATATTTTTATATGTTATGTATATAATATAGGCTTGCATATCGTAGACACTGCCCTCGTGCAGTACCCATTTTTATGGGAGGTTTCGTCAACCGAATAAATGTATTGCGGGGTGCGCTTTGAGTAGAGCTCATACCTTAAGAAATAAATTACTTACTACAGAAATTAATAATGAAAATACATATTCCTCAATGGAGGAAATTAATAATTCTAGTGTACCTGAAGTCGTTGGTGCGTCTATTTCAAAGGAAATGCCACAGACTTCTACACAAAACGTACATTTTATTGATGGTGATCAGCCGTGGTCGTATGATATCTTGGCAAATAGTGATGAAACCACTAAATTGTCTGGGTACCAGGATGCGCAACTCGGTTCGTTTCTATCGCGTCCGGTCAAGATTCAAGAATTCCAGTGGACACCAGGAGGAGCACGTCTCTTCGAGGTGTTTAATCCTTGGTCGGATTTCTTTGGTAATAGTGATGTTCTTGATAAGATTAATCGTTACCGCAATCTTCGATGTAACTTAAAGATTAAGGTTTTAATTAATGGTAACTCTTTTTATTACGGACGTGCGCTTATGTCATATAACCCTTATATCAACCAAGACCAAGTGACCAAAAATAGGGCTTTCTTTATAGAGGATTTAATTCAAGCTTCTCAAAAGCCCCATTTGTTGATTGATCCTACTAGTTCGCAGGGTGGCGAAATGTTATTGCCTTTTATTTGGCCTGAGAACTATGTTGATATAACTGTCGCGAACTGGGAAGATAACTTAGGTCGCATTACTATTCATGATTTTGATATTCTCCAGCATGCAAACGGCGGGACTGACCCCATTAGTGTTGTTGTGTTTGCATGGGCTGAAAATGTGACACTTGCTGTTCCTACAACTGCTGCTGCGCAATCTGGTTATGTAAAGGCAGAAGATCTGGATGAATTTGGCTTTCCTAAGCCCTATGATAAGCAGGCTCCCACAAAGAATAAAAAGGTCATGTTGAAAGCAGATAATACTTCTACAGTAGGGGAATTTTCTGCTGATGGTCTCATTAGTAAACCTGCCTCTGCTTTAGCAAAGGTGGCTGGTAGTATGTCTAAGGTTCCAGTTTTGGGTCCGTATGCGAAAGCCACTAGTTTGGTTGCAGATGGTGCTGCTGATTTAGCTCGTCTTCTTGGATATTCTAGGCCTAATCAGTTGGAAGATTCACGTGTTTATAATCCCCGTTATATGGGGAACCTCGCGAATTCTGATGTGGCAGAGAATTTAGTCAAGTTGTCTTTAGATTCTAAAAATGAACTTTCTGTTGACACAAGAGTTATGGGCTTAGGTGGACAAGATGAGATGACCATTGCTTCTATTGCTAATCGTATGTCTTTTTGGAGACAATTCGATTGGCCTGAAACTGCCGTGACAGATACTCTACTTACATCTTTTAAAGTAGAACCGAGTTATGGTCAGTTTATATCTGCGCCTCCAGTGGGAGAAATTCATACTACTGCTTTAGCTTACGCTGCAACTCCTATTGATTTCTGGCAAGGCAGTATTAAATTTAGATTTAATGTTGTTTGTTCGGAATATCATCGTGGTAGGTTGAGGATTGTTTACAACCCTTTAGCCAATCCTGCGGGAGCTGTTCCCTATAATCAGGTATATTCTACTACCATAGATATTTCTGAAAATAGGGATTTTGAATATGAAGTTAAATGGGCAGAGCCAGCTGCTTGGCAATTTGTGAGAGGAATTGAAACTATGGGTTCGACTACTCTTCATAGTGACGTTTCACCCATATCCCCTGATACCATTTATAGCAATGGGACACTTAGTGTCTATGTCGTCAATGAACTTGCAACCCCTTCTATTACAGCGGCGGATGTTAAGATTCAAATTTGGGTGGCAGCTGGAGACGATTTTGCACTTGCGTCACCAACAGAAAAG